GGTTGCACCTTTGTTCGAATCTGGTATGATATGGGCGCCTGAGCAGAAATTCGCAGACGATGTCATTGAAGAGTGTGCTGCGTTTCCTTATGGTGATCATGATGACTTGGTTGATAGTACAACTCAAGCAATCATGCGATTCAGACAGGGAGGTCTGATCGGACACCCTGAAGACTACATCGACGATAAAGTCGAGAAACAAAAAAGGAATTATTATTAATGAAAACGCTTTTAGAATTAAATAAAATCATTAGAAACTATATTGCAAAAAAAGTTGCTGGTCGTTCCGACGACGGCATAATGATTACACTACAAGATCCACAAAAAGTAGATTTTCAAACAGCCATGATGCAAAATCTATTTATAAGTAGAGGTATTGATCCAAACTCTATTACTAGTGAAAAACAATTAATGAGTATTATTAATCAGGTTAAGGCTATAGAAAAAGCAGAGGATACTGCACAATCTGGTATCAAAAATACAGAGTCAGCAAAAGTATTTAACAGAGCAGGTGAGGAGTTAGATCCTAATAAACCAATTATAGGTGGCACTCAAGAGGGTAAAAAAATAGATCAAGATACTTTTATAAGATTAGCCGAAACAAACACACAAAGAATGAAACAAAAAATTGCGGATAAAAAAATAGATGATGATCTACCACCACCAGGTAGCAGAGGTGGTCCTGATGATATTGCAGCGCCAGTGCAATCTTCAGAAGAGTCATTAAAAAATATGATCATGGCAGAAAACAAAAAGAATATTGCTGCAATGAAAAAAAGAAAAATGTTAGATGATGCAATCGAAGATGCATCACCAGGATTTGCAGACGATATTAAATACGATTCAGAAATTGTAGCAGAAAATTTAGCAGAGCGTATGGGATTAGTTTACGATGATCTACCTACAAAACAAAGATTAGATCTTTATGATCAAGCATACACAGGTTTATCAAAACAAAGATTTAAAAATAAACCAAGACCAGATGATGATCCAGAAGATTTTGCAAAAGGTGGTATAGCACGTATCGGTTTAAAAGAAGGAACAGGAATGACAAGAAGAACGTTTATGAAAATATTTAGTGGTCTTGTAGCTCTGCCTATTATAGGTAAAGTTTTAAAACCATTAAAGGTTGGTAAGACAGTAACTAAAGTTCCAATAATTAAAACAGATAATGTGCCTGGTAAACCAGAATGGTTTGATCAACTAGTTAACAAAGTTATTTTAGAGGGCGAGGACATGACTAAACAATTTGCAACTAAAGAACGAGAGATTGTACACGCAACTAAAATAGGTAAAGATGATTATATAAGAGTAACGCAAGACTTAGATGAAGGAGCTGTTAGAGTTGAATATGAAAGTCCAGAAAATATGTATGGAGATTCAGTTTCAATGAAATATAAAAAACCACTCCCTGATGAAGACATGCCAAGAGGTGGTGCAGCAGAGTTTAATACTGCAGAGTCAGGTCCAGTTGGAAGAGCCGATGGCCCTGATGATTATTCCATAGAAATAGATGAACTTGGTGGCACAAGTATCAGTGACTTAACATCTGATGTCTCAAAATTAAAACAATACGCAACAGGTAAAAAACCTACACTAAAAGAAATTGTACAAATTAAAAAAAGAAAAGACAGAGCTGCATCTATATCAGAAGGTGGAGCAAATGAAATGGATGAAGTTGTCAGAAGACAAGGTGATTATGTAGATTACGATGACTATGCATCAGGCGGTATCGCTGGAATGTTAGGCGAGTAATGACTAAAGACCTATCTCAAAAAATCATAGAGTTGATGGATCTCTTCGACGGAGAAGTTACAACTGCAGACCAAATAGACAGACCACAACAAGCATTAGACAGAGAAGCTATTATTGATTTTAATAAACGTAATCCAATGGCCGGTGGTGGTATGTTAGTGCAACCCAATGCCGACGGATCAAGACCTGGGTATGCTAAAGATGATAAACTACCAACTAAAAAAAATCAAATAGGTAAGGATGATTTTATTAATTTAGTAAATCAAAACAAAGATAAAACATATAATGAATTTGTAGAAATATTAAAAAATTATAAGACAAAAGATAATAAACCTTTTACTAAAAATATTATTGCAGATAGATTAAGATATTATAATTTGTCAGGTTCTTTCCAACCAAAACCTGCATTAGGTAGAAGTGAGGAATCAAAAGAAAAAAGAAGAATAGCTGAAAATAAAAGATATTATGAAAAGAAAAAAACTGAAGAGGGTAGAGCTGAAATTAAAAAACAAAAACAAAAACAGAAAGCAAAAGAATATCAACTTAAAGGTATGGATCCACCGGCTACAAAAGCAGATGAAGCAATTTTTAAAGATACAGTTACAACTGCAAAAAATAATGTTAATGGTGAGGGTAGATTTAGTATTACTTCAGGTTACGAAAAATCTATGAAAGGTAAAGATTTTTTTAGTAATAAAATAAAAATTAAAGATAATCAAACTGGTAAAACTTTTACTTATAATACTTTTAAAAAGTATGTTAATAAAAATTCTAAATCATTTGGAATAAAAAATTATAATGAAGCTATAAAACCATATCGTCAAAAATTTTTTATAAATGATGTACCAAATTTAAGAAATAATATTAATTCGGTGTTAATTCCTGGTTGGACTGGTGGAGATCCAAGAACTGCTGTTACTATTCAACATGATTTTGGTCGACAAAACAATCCATTAAAAACAAGTTTAGCTTTTTTTGACGATAATACTAAAGAATATAAAATTAGAAGTGATTTTGAAAAATCTTGGGAAAAATCTAAAACATCTAAAACACCTTTAGCTGATAAGAAAAAAGCGTTTAATGTTTTTAAAGAGGATATAGCAAAATTAAATATTCAATCCTCTCCCTCTATGGTTGCAAGAGAAAGATTTTTTGGAAAAGAATTAGATTTAACTAAAGCTATTAGAAAGGCAAAAGATCAAGGAGCTAAAATTCCAAAAGGAACTTTTAAAAAAGCCTCTGAATTTGAAAAACAAATCTTACAAAATATTCAAAGCTACAGTAAACTTAAACAATGTAGAGTTAATCAAGCAGATGGTGGACGTATTGGTTTTGCTTACAGTGATGAATGTGTAAGAGATGGTTTAAAAGAACAAAAGATAGAAGCACAAAAAGGAAATAAAAAAGCTGCAAGACAATTACTTAAAACAGCTGAAGTAGCATCAAGAGGTAAACTATTAAAAAATTTTTTAGGTCCAGGAGCCATACTTGGTGAAGCAGTATTTGAAGGAGCAATCATAGGTAATAAAGTTTTAGGTGGTAAACCTTTAGATCAAGCATGGGCTGAAAGTTATTTATCTTACCTAGATCCTAGAAAATACTCTGGTCAATTAGATCCAATGTTAATGGAAAGAGAAGATATGTTACAAAGCACAGCTGATAAAAATATTTTAAAGTCAGGTTTTGCAGCACAAGATCAATTGTCTTTTGCTAATGAAGCGGCAGCTGAAGCAAAAAGAGCAAAAACAGCAGATAGAATGGATGAGTATTTTCCTGCAGCAGCAGATGCAAGAGAGCAGGCTAGGTTTGCTGATCAGTCTGCAGACATAATATCTAGCGAAGCATTTAAAGATGCATCAAACGTTGCACAAGAATATTTACAAGGTCAATCAGGACAACAACAAGCTAAGTTAGGTGTCTTATCAGTTCCTCAAGGAGATGATGCTGATAATTTAAGAAGATTAAAAGCAAACAAAGCTATGAAAGAACTATACCCACAATTAGATTTTGCAAATCTATCTAACAAAGAAATAGATAAACAGTTAGCTGACAGTGGAGTTTATAGTCCATATGCTTTAGGTTTTGGTATGCAACAAAGACAACCTGGTATTCGCGATAATATGGAATATAATGAAGATTTAGCTTATGATGAACTACGTGAATATTTTAACAGAATGGTTGATAAAGATATTAAAAGTCAACAGATGCAGGCAATAGCAAATGCAGGCGGTGTTTCTAATCTAGCAAAAGGTGGCCGTGCAGGTTTTAAAATAGGTTCAGCTAGAAAAGGTGTATTGTCTTTAATAAATGAAAGTTTAAAAAAGACACCAAAAGATACAACTTCAGCATTAGATAAGTTAATTAAAAAAACACTTAATGAAGATTTCTTCGATAAAAAAGATAGTATTGTAGATGTGTTAAATGCAAAAATTGCTAGAGAAAGAAAAAATTTTCCATATAATCAACAAGTTTTTGAAGAGCCAAGTCAGTTAGAATTTTATGACGACATTACAAAATCTAATTTTAAAACTAAGACAGGTCCTTTCTTTGATCGTCGTAAAAGAGCAGGGGGTGGTATCTTAAAACAAGCTGGCGATAGATCAGGCCCACCGCCAGAATCAGGACCAAACCCACAAGGGTTGCAAGGTCTATTAAAACGTGGTATGAAAATATAGGAGTATTAAATGGCAGATATAGATAAAGGACTCCCGAACACTAGAAATAAAATTGACATTCCTTCAGAAGAGGAATTACAAGAAGTTGCTGTTCAGGAAGAAGAAGTAGATCAAAAAGGACCAGTAGAAGTTATCCCTGAAGAGGATGGTGGAGCAACTATTGATTATGAACCGGGTGCAATTAATATCCCAGGAACAGAATCGCACTTTGATAATTTAGCAGAACTTTTACCAGATGATGTAATAGAACCCATTGGAAACGAAATGGTTCAAAACTTTATGGACTATAAGTCATCAAGAAAAGAATGGGAGAGTTCTTATACATCAGGCTTAGATCTTTTAGGATTTAAATATGAAAACAGAACAGAACCATTTCAAGGAGCTTCAGGTGCAACACACCCAGTGTTAGCTGAAGCAGTAACACAGTTTCAAGCACAAGCCTATAAAGAATTATTACCAAGCGATGGACCAGTGAGAACACAAGTTATTGGTGTTAAAAATCCTGGAACAGAACAACAATCACAACGTGTTAAAGATTACATGAACTATTTAATTATGGATCAAATGAAAGAATACGAATCAGAGTTTGATTCTATGTTATTTCATTTACCTTTAGCAGGTTCTACATTTAAAAAAGTTTACTACGATGTACCACTTGCAAGAGTGGTATCAAAGTTTGTACCAGCGGATGAATTAATTGTTCCGTATACAGCTACCTCATTAGATGATGCGGAGGCAGTTATTCATACCGTGAAAATTTCTGAAAACGAATTAAGAAAACAACAGGTTTCTGGTTTTTATAGAGATGTAGAATTAGGTCCTCCAGGTACAGATATAAACGGAGAATTATCTAAAAAAGAACGTGAACTAGAAGGAACTAAAAAAACAGGTAAGAATGAACCTGTGTATACTTTGTTAGAGTGTCATGTTAATTTAGACTTAGAAGGTTTCGAAGAAGTTGGAGAAGATGGTGAACCAACAGGAATAAAATTACCTTACATCGTAACAGTCGAAGAAGGTAGTAGATCAGTTTTGTCTATAAGACGAAACTATGCGCCCGATGATCTAAAGAAAAATAAAATCCAATATTTTGTCCACTTCAAATTTCTGCCAGGACTTGGATTTTATGGCTTTGGACTCATTCATATGATTGGCGG